TCCCTACACGACGCTCTTCCGATCTATAAAGAGAAAAAAGTTTTGTACTCCCCCACGTGCCACTACAGTGCGTTGTACAACTATACAGTGTTGTCACAACGCAATAGAACAACACTGGCAGTAATTACCTGTTGACATTGTACCACAACAGTGGTATAATATAGACAATGAAAGAGGGAATAACAGAGAACCAGATGGAACGGCATAGAGAAGTCCAAAACAGAGGTTCAAAGAAAACCCTTGACAAACAACAAGAAATGTGATACAATATAGGTGGAAAGAAACCACAAAATTGAATCACAACAAAACATTGAGGAGATGCTATTATGAAAAAGTATAATCAGTCTATCACTGTTACCGTGTTCAACCGGATGGATTTGATTTGCCAGTTGATTGATGTTGGCAGTGTGTCGTTTGATGATGGCCATATGTATGTTTGGGGTCAAAATGGTTATATCATTGGCTCTTATAACTTGCGCAACGGCCACAAATGGCGCATAGTTAATAAGGGATGGGATACGGAATGCAATTGTTGGAGAGAATCCATAATTGTTGACCTTGTTTGATATCAACAGGCCGGAACTCTCAACCCTGTTGAGGGTTCTAACGTGGGGATATCCACGAACACAAGTAACATTGAAGAGGTGTACATTATGAAAATCGATTCTTATCGTTTGCGTTCTATGCCGTATGCGCAGTGCCACGTTGAGTTTTACACTGACGATATCTTTATTAAAGAGGTGCGGCTTGTGTCTTATACTACAACTATCTTGTCTGTCAAGTATCAAGGCTCTAATGCCGTTGTTGAAGTGGTGCACCCTGTCGATTGTTCTCGCACAACTGCCCGTCACGTCAACAGGTTCACAATGGAGCTTTTTGGCACTAACAAGTATTTTGATTTAAAGAATTTGGGTGTCGGTAGCACTATGTTATTTGAGGGTGGTGCGGCTTGCATTAGAAACTTGCACGCTGGATACTTGTATTATGGCAAATCCTTCCACTATTAAGATGAAACGGGGTTTACTATGAAAAATTGGTATCGTATCGAGTTCTTTACAGAAGAATTTTTGACTTGTGTGCCGTCAGCCGAAAATGACTACTGTGTGTTCAGTTGTGAGCGTCAGTACACGTCTATCAATAGGGCATGGGCCGCCGCAAACCGTATGGCAAGTGTCCGCACTAATGTATTCCTTATTAGAGTTCGCCGTATTGATGGTTGCAGTAAATATCGTTATAATGCTAAGTAATTCCTAGGCCGGTATCTTGTACCGCTGTACAGGATACTAACGTGGGAACTACCACGAGAAAGTGAGGGCATGAAAAATGTCTATGTATCATTTCCAGTGTATCGCACCTATTTTAGCGGCTGTTGCTGTATGCTTTGGCCTGTACCTGTATGCAACTTTGAAAGGATGGCTGTGATATGATTAGGTTGTATCTCAAGAACTACAAACCTGCTGAACTGGTTCAGCTGTACAATGCACTGTCGCTGGCACGTACTATGGTTAAGTCTGATGTTTCGACAAATACGGTAAAGGACTTAGATGAAGTATTGCAGTACATATCCGGGTACATGGATGCAAAGGGGGATTATGCAAAAATGAGTGCACGCCTTAATGGTTCACAGTTGGCCCACCGGGTATACAAGTACTTGCTGACCCAGTATTCTGCCGAACAGTTGCAGAACACTTATTATACCATGGATACTCGTGTATTTGCTGAGCCTGATGTGGCGTTCTATCCGGATATTGAGAATCGCTTCAAATCGCCAACAGACGCTATGAACTACCTATTGGAAGAGGGTTTGCCTATATGGCTTGTCAAGTTCGGTTCTAATTATCCGTTGGAACACTTCACATATCGAAAAGCCGAATTACTGTTTGACCTGTAATTTCTAGGCCGGTATCCTGTACTACGGTACAGGGTACTAACGTGGAAATTACCACGAGAAAGGAGTGTTTAAAACTATGTTGAAACTGTTGGAAGTCCCACCTTAGTTGGGAATACCCGATTGTTAAATTTTTGACAATCTTATCGAAAAGTCCCATAACTCGTACGTATAAAATCTCTATCCCGAACGCAACAAAAGTCCATGTTCATCTGTACCTAGATATGGTACAATAAGTGTGGGAGATAACTTCCATCTCCTAATTTAGACGCTTCAACACAACACAAAACAAAGGAGTATTCATCATGCGTAAGTATTCTATCACCCGCCGTTCCATCGTCACCACTGCTACCGTCAAGGCCGTCAACCTGAACACCTTTGAGGTGGTTGATATGACTGCCACTCTCGAGGGCGCATTTGCTGACAACTCTGCCGCACTCAAGGCCGTTCAGAAGGTCTGGGAAAATGACGAGTTCAACCCTGTTGCCGTTACCAGTCTGTCTTGCAAGGTCAAGACCTATGGTATGACTGCCGCCCAGTGGTTTGAAAACGCCGATGTTGTCGAGGAAACCGATATCACACCTGAGGAAGCGGCCCAGTTCGGCAAGCGTCAGAAGAAGTCTGACGAGAACGCACAGTAAGTTTATCCACCCAACAAACACATAACAAGTAAGGAGTATCACTATGAATATCATTACCAAGTCCTCTAATGTCGTATCCGCTTTTGACCTGTACAAGCTCGTGCAGTCCCCTGTGCGCAAAAAGCTTACCGATATCAAGGGCCAGACCATTGAGCTGGACAAGTGGGTGCTGTACACTGAGCCTGACAAGGATGGCAAGGAAATGTCCCTGCTGGCTCTGTCTACCGTTGACGGTACTGCCTACTGCACCAACTCTGCAACGTTCTGCCGCTCCTTTGAGAGCGCCGTGGCAACCTTCGGTCAGTTCGGCGAAGAGTTCCACAAGATTCAGGTCACTACCGGCACTTCCAAGAACGGCCGTGACTACATTGACTGTGTGGTTGTTGGTTAATCACACAGGTAAACAACTAATTAAGAAGAAAGGCGAAGTTCTTCTTAAATAAAATCGCTTACAGTTTCCCGGCTGGTGGCCAATTCACTGGCCGGGATTCTTTTATAAAGGAGATGAACAAATTATGAATCATCGCCAACAAGTAGCCGCTATGCACGCAAGAGAGCTGGCAAAGGCCAAACAGCAGTTGTTGCTCAAGGTGAATCAGTATATTCAGGAAGTGCGGGCAGAGGGTGGTAACGCTGAGGTTGTCCCTCAATTGCAACGTCTTATTAGCTTAGGTAGTTATCGGTTGCGTGATGTACAAAAAATGCGACAGCTTGCTAGTGACCCTAAAAAATTACAAGATTATGTTTATGCTGTAAACGCTAGTGGTGAGCCTATTTCTGGTGAGAAGGCGGCTGAACGGTATGCGAGATACGCAACAAGCCCTATTTATCGAGAGCCAGCAAAAGAAGTTGATATGATGGTTGACAACGTTGCAATCACAGTTGAACAGACTTTTGTTGATTTAAATGCTTATCAGCAATTCGAGAGTTTCTTACATGATGTGTTATCATCACCAGATAACACTATTGGGGATAGCTGGTGGCATATTGCGCATCCTGACTGGGATTCACCTAGTTATAGAGGTGACAGGAACTATGGCAAGGTTGAAATGGTGAAGCAGAACATGGACAACATTTTGGAAATGCGTTCTGCCCTGAAAAACCTTGTAGAAAAAGAGGGTGTACATGAAGCGGCTAAGAGAATAGCTGATAACTATGCTAAGTTGCAAGAAGCATCTATTATAGCATCTATTGGTTATAAAGAAGCGGCTGGTAGCGCAATTCAAGATGTACTATTGATTTTGTTACCGTCAGATAGACAGCCCGGTAACATCAGGTACAGAATGAGTGATATGCAAGATGTGTACGAGGGTCAATACGACTATAACGATTATGGAGAATGATATCTAATGTCACGTTCCGAAAAGTGGCGAACTTTCAGTGCTGACTTTGAGACAACAGTTGAAGAGAATACGAGACAACAGACAGCGACTGAGGTGTGGAGTGCCGCTAGTGTTGAACTTTGGACTGAGGACGTTATGGTTTTCCATTCCATTGGTGAGCTGTATGACTATTATGTGTCACTGAACGAGAACATTGTGGTATACTTCCACAATCTCAAATTTGATGGAAACTTCTGGTTGTCGTATCTACTCTATGACCTCAAATTCAAGCAAGCCTTTGACCCAACGCCAGACCAGAAAGGCGGAAAGTTCAAAAAGAACTGGGAAATGCCTGATAGGTCGTTCAAATACGTTATCTCAGACATGGGACAATGGTACACCATGACTATCAAAGTGAATGGACACTACATTGAACTTAAAGACAGTCTTAAACTACTTCCATTCAGCTTGAAACAAATAGGTATCAGTTTCAAGACCAAACACCAGAAACTAGATATGGAGTATAAAGGGCACAGATACGCCGGTTGTCCTATCTCTCAAGAAGAACTAAAGTACATTGCAAATGACGTTCTAGTTATTAAAGAAGCACTCGAATTTATGTTCTCAGAGGGCCACAAGAAACTGACAATTGGTTCATGCTGTTTGGACGAGTTCAAGAAGGGGCACACAGTCGGAGACGATTACAGCACGTTGTTCCCAGACTTGTACAAGATACCACTTGACACAGAAGTTTACGGTTCTAGCACAGCTGGTGAATGGATTCACAAGTCGTACAAAGGTGGCTGGTGTTATCTGGTGAAAGGCAAAGAGTGTAAGGAGTACAGAAACGGTGTGACAGCTGATGTTAATAGCCTGTATCCATCTGTAATGCACTCTGAATCTGGCTCAGATTATCCTATTGGCAAACCTAAGTTCATTCATGTTGAAGCAAACGAAGGTGATATCTGGGACGCATACAATTGTCCTATCAAATATGACCCGTTCTGGTTTCAGCCGACAGAAAAGCCTAAAAAGCTGTGGGAATACGGAAAGTTCTATTTCTTCCGAATTAAGACCCGGTTCTATCTGAAACCCGGTAAGTTACCTTTTGTACAGATTAAAGGTTCTTGGATGTACAAAGGAACAGAAGCACTGGAAAGCTCAGATATTGTTGGCAAAGACGGTATTCCACGTTCAGAATACTATGACATTGACGGTAACTTACACGATACACGAGTTGAGCTTACATTAACACAGACAGATTTCATTCTACTGCGTGAACACTACAATCTAGTTGATTATGAACTACTTGATTACTGTGAGTTTGATTCAACTATTGGCCTGTTTGACGAGTACATTGACAAGTATGCCGCAATCAAAAAAACAAGCAAAGGCGCTATGAGACAACTTGCAAAACTATTTCTAAACAACTTATACGGAAAAATGGCATCTAGCATGAACAGCTCTTTCAAGGTTGCATTTGAAAAAGATGACGGTTCTGTTGGATTCTACGAGGTGGACGAAAATGACAAAAAACCCGGATACATTCCAGTTGGTTCAGCTATCACTAGTTATGCCCGCAACTTTACCATTCGAGCGGCTCAACAAAATTATTACGGAAAGGACAAGCCCGGTTTTATCTACGCCGACACAGACAGTATACACTGTGACCTGCCGCCTGAGCAGTTAAAAGGCATTACAGTGCACCCATCGAATTTCTGCTGTTGGAAGCTAGAATCGAGCTGGGACATCGGCTGGTTTGTGCGCCAAAAGACGTACATTGAGCATGTTGTAGCTGAGGACTTAGAGCCGATAGAGAACCCTTATTACAACATCAAGTGTGCAGGAATGCCAAAAAAGTGCAAAGACCTGTTTGCAGAATCCTTTGACAACAAAGTTGCAGAGGACATTGAAAACGGCATAAATCCAAGAAATGAGGAACAAGCACTATCCGATTCTAAACTTACACCAGAAGAGATTGCATTTCTTAGTAAAACACGCACATTCAAAGACTTCAAGACAGGTTTAACAGTTCCCGGTAAATTGCTTCCAAGAAGAATTAAGGGCGGTGTTTTGCTGGTTGATACTGATTTTACAATGAGGTGATATAATGACAGTAGTAGAGTTATGGAATGCGTTCAACAGTTGGACAACGTTTACCAATGTTACCGTGTTCGAGTACAAAACTAGGCAGTTTCATTCTTTCGCGTATGCTGAGGATGTATTAAATAAGTATGCAAATTGTGCTGTTATTAGCTTTGACTACAATAGCACAACTGATGTAATTACTATTGAGGTGTAAATATGACTGTTGAAGAAACCTTCATGTTAGCACGTTTGAGGTTCGTAAAGACAAAGTAAGAATACAAGTGAGGGAGTGCGTGAGATGATTACACTAGATGAACTTTGGTATGCGTGGTGCGACATTGACGAGCACACAGAAGTAGAACTCAAGTACGATGGTGATGAAGAGTTTATTGCGTTCAGGTTTGGTGAGCGTGATAAGTGGCGGCGATATGATAAAGCTATTGTCAGTGTGTTTTCGGCTATACAGGCTAATCAGGCTAGGGTTACGCAATACGCATTTGATAAGGTTATTATTATTTTGAAGAGGTGAGTAACATGAAAGACTTGCACAAAATCTGTGACCACTCGTATGACCAGAGAACTGGCGGTTGTGATTATATCGGCTGTAAGTACCACATCAAGCACTATCAGCCTGAACCCAAGGACTGGTTTATCTTTCATAAGGTGACAGCGGTAAACGCTGGTGAGTGCTTACAGCAAGGGGGAACTCAGAATGGGTAATGGGATTATCCCTGATGCAAAAGGAGTGGCAGAAGAAAAGCTCAAAAAGAAGCACCTGTTAATCCGTATCCCCGGAGAGAACTACGACAGAAAATGCCTGTCTAAAAATTCACTCATGTATGTTGCATATTCTCTGAACAGAGAGTATGTGCATCTGCCGGGCATCAACGATGGTGCAATTAAAGTTTCATCTCTGTCCAATGATATGCTGAGGTCTAAAGTTTTCATGTACCATATTGACACCAATAAGACGTTCACAGCAATAGTTGCTGGCTCTGGGTTTACACTATGGTACACTAAAGAAAAGGAGAATAAAAAGTGAGCGAAGTTATTGTGTTTGCAATTGCGGCATCCTACTCTATTTACATCACGGTGTGCAGATACAAGTATAAACTTGACAAGTCTGTGTACATTTGTGATGCACTGTTGATTCTTGCGGCTCTGCTGTCATTGAGGTGGTAATATGAAGATTATTCATCAAGAAAAAGAAAGACGCTCTGATTTTATAAAAACTTAAAACCCGGTGATGTTTGTTATATTAACAGTGCATTGTACATGGTGATAATGCCAAGAGATAGATACTGGAATAGCATGGTAATTAAACTTGAAACAGGTAAGGTTCAATATTTCAACCATAATATAAGTGTTGAGCCAGTAGACTGCTTTCTGGTTGTAAATGAATAAAACAAACCCCTCAAGTCGAACCTAACGGAACGGCAAGAGGGGTTTTCTATATCCTGTCTCTGAGGTGCACCAAAGCGCATTGCAGATACGAAACTACATAGCGGACGGTTCATCGCCGTTGCAAAACCCGCCTGTATCGGTGGTACTGTCTCAGAGGGATAAGCACTAATAAGACAGCGCTTTCAAGATAACTTCCTTGCATTGCAGGTTCTTAAACCTGAAAGCGCCACGGTCGAAGAAATATCGCATCTGGTCTGTGAACATCTTGTACGCATTGAGCATAACATAGTTCACTCTATGGTCATCTGTTGTGACAGCCAGCTTGAACTTGTAAGTCAAGTCTGGTTTATCGTCACAGTAAATAACACCTGTGTCTGGGAACTCTCTCAACCCGTATTCCTTGTTCATGTATCGGATGGTTCCCAAGTAACGAGAAGCACCGGTAGGACGTTCAATGAATGCAGAGCTGTCGTTCAGGTACACAGCTTGTGTCAAATATACATCGTATGTGTCACCACTGAACGCACTGTTAAAAGCAGATTCAGCCTGAGCCTTAGAAGCGGCATCGACATATCCCTGTTCGAGTACCCAGCCAACTCCACGCAGAAAGTTTACGTTGTCATTCAGCCGTGAGCTGATATTCATTGCAACATAGTAAGGATTAAGCAGGGTAACGGGGTTAGACAGCATATAAACAGGAACATACCGAGATTGAGCGCCCTGACCACGAGCAACAGAAGTGTGGATAGACCGGAACTTCTTTACTTCATCTGCGCAGTAATGGTTTGTCTCACTCTGGAACTCGTCCATGAGCATCCGACTGGTATCTGAGAAAAAATGAGAATACTTCTTAATCTGGTCTGCCGCATTGATACTTACAGCATATCCACATGGAACGCCGTCAAGAAACAGTTCATGGTAAATGCCAGCGGCTCTGCGCTGAGAGGTCATTGCGTGTCCTTGATAGAACAGAACTCCGATATCCTTAAAGAATTTGTCAGCGCATCCATCAAGTTCATAGTTGAACCTATACAGCAACATGAACTTCTCTTTGTAGTTGATAAAACGCTTGACGCAATACCGGTTGAACCAAGTAGTCTTACCGCCAGAACGGTTGGTGGTACACATATAAATCTCTGGCTTGTTGCCGTTCGTGTCCATCAAAGACAGTAACTTTGTACCGTCATAGAAGTCACCCATTGCCTCAGCTCCTTTTTAGGAATTATTCCTATTTGTTCCATGTGGAACATTTTCTCTCTAAAATAATTATATCATACCTACTTCCATTTTTCAACTACCTATGGTATAATAATTATAGAAGCTAGACCGGAAAGGGGGTGAGCTTATGAGTACCGTCTATTCCGTTCCAGTGGAAGTAAAACTCGCTCTGGCCTTTATGGTTATTGACGTTTTCACCGGAGTGCTGAAAGCTGTCAAAAACAAAGAGTTGAACTCCACAAAGGCAAGGGAAGGAATTTACAAGAAAGCCAGTTTTATCTTGTTCATTGCGTTCGGCTATCTCGCTGATTATGCTATGGACTATGTGAACATTGGTTTCAATTTACCTGCCGCCGCATCTATCTGCACTCTGATTATCGTCACGGAAGCTATTTCTGTGCTTGAGAATCTGGGTAGTATTAACCCTGACATGGTTAAACTGGTTGCACCGTTCCTGTCTGCACTTAACAAGAAAGAAGGTGAGAACAATGGTTGACGTTGAGCTACTGCTTTCTGACAACGGTGGGGTTAGAATTTATCCCACCGAATGGCACAACACTATCTACTTTGGCTATCAGAAGAACGCTAACATTTACCGTCTACACATTGTTCGCTCTAAGGTATGGCAAAACCTTACTGTAAGAGCTTTCTTTCACACAGCAAATAAACAAGACCCGCCAGCACAGCTGTTTGTAGGTGATTACGTCAATGTGCCCGCTTTGATTACCGCTACTACGGTTGGCGGTGTTATCACAATTGAGGGCACTGACGGCATGAAAGCTCTTACCACAGCTGATATCCCTTACGTTGTAAGTGAGAACTCTGGTGTTGAGGACGGCACAACTCCTGAACCTGCTTCTCCTGCTTGGGTTCAGCTAGTATCAGAAATCAATGCAGAAGCAGAAGCAGCAAAAGCCGCCGCTAAGATTGCTAATGAATCGGCAATTAAAGCGCAGTCTGCTCTGAATGATTTGTTACAGGGTATCCGAGATGGCGATTTCATTGGTCTGCCCGGCCCGGCTGGCCCACAAGGCCCTCAAGGTGTACAAGGCCCAGCTGGCCCACAAGGCCCGCAAGGTGAAGTTGGCCCGGTCGGCCCACAAGGCCCAAGAGGTACACAGGGTGTAAACGGCCCACGTGGCATTCAAGGCCCGAAAGGTGACCCCGGCCCTAAAGGTGATGTTGGCCCTCAAGGTGTGGTTGGCCCAGTTGGCCCGAGAGGTTTACAGGGTGAGACTGGCCCGGCTGGCCCGCAAGGAGAACAAGGTGTACAAGGCCCAGTTGGCCCGGCTGGCCCTAAAGGAGAACAAGGCGTACAAGGCCCAGCTGGCCCAGAAGGGCCTAGAGGGGCACAGGGTGCACAAGGGCAAGCTGGCCCTCAAGGCCCTAGGGGTGACGTTGGGCCACAAGGAATGCTAGGCTTTTTACAGTCCACATCCGAAACAGACCTTAACAATATCAAAACCCCCGGTTTCTATGAGCAGATGTTCCCCGGAACAAGCAACACACCGTTTTCCAGCGGTTCTCACTACTGGAACATGATGGTGGTTACTGTAGCAGGCCGTTGGGTTTGGCAGTTGATTTTTCCGACTGAATCCTCTAATGTGATTTATGTGCGTGAGTTCACTAACACCAGATGGGGCGATTGGCGGCACATCAATACTATCGCTTAAGAGGTGATATTATGAAAACTAAATCATATTATGTTTTCGACTACACCCTCAACCCTGATGAACAGTTGTCACCTCACTTCAAAGCTCATGAGTTTCGCTGTTCTGACTTATCCCGTGTCATTGTGCTAAACAAAGCACTTCTTGAACTTCTTGAAATTATCCGTAACCACTACAACAAACCACTTATTATCAACTCAGCATATCGCACAGTAGCTTACAACAGTTCGCTTAAAAATTCCAGCCCTAAATCACAGCATGTGTTTGGCAACGCCGCAGATATTAAAATCTCAGGTGTTACGCCATTACAGCTGTACTCGTGGCTTAATTCTAAATACCCTAATTCGCTTGGACTTGGACTGTACAACACCTTTGTTCATGTGGATGTAAGAGAGGGAAAGTCACGATGGGACTACCGAACACAAAAATAACGTTGCTGGTTTGCCAGCAGACAGTTCTACTGTCACCCTCACACTTAAATACTTGAAAGGAGCAAATTATGGAGCTTGCCGATTTCAATGCTAGGACGCAGGAACTTATCAAGCACTTGGGTGATAACGCAGACCAAGGCGAAGTAACCAACATCTTGGCAGAACTGACCACTGGTTTCAGTGAAGAGGTTGCCGCAAAAGCGACCGCTCTGCGCAGTGTGGATGAACTCACTGCTAAAAATGCGAAGTTGAAAGAAGATAACATGAATCTCTTCCTTCGTGTTACTGTTCCCGATGAGCAGTTAAAGCAGGGTGTTCGCCCGGAAGAGGACAAAGACCCTATCAACCGCCTGTTTACCAATGGCCGCCTTAATCTCAAGGGTTAAACATTTTAGAAAGGATAGTGATAAACCATGGCAACTGCTATCGACATTGTGAACGCAGTCATTGAGACTAGTTCCACGCTGAAAGATAACATCCCGCTTGCTACCAATGCCACTCTTCAGGCAACTGGTGGCGCTATCATGCAGTACACTCCATTCATGAATGAGTTCATCAATGGTCTGGTGAACCGCATTCTGTTTCAGGAAGCGCACAACATGACCTATGACAACCCCCTTCGCATTTTCAAGGGCGTTGATATCCCCTACGGCACTGACGTACAGGACAGCATTGCGAACCCCGCTGTTGCTACTCCCTATGACAGCTCTGCAATGAGTGACGTTCTGTCTCCTGCTTCTCCTGACGTTAAAACCGTCTACTATCGCCGCAACCGGCAGGACAAGTACAAGGTTACTGTCTATGATGCCGTTCTGGCTGGCGCTTTCACCAACGCCGACACCTTCAACAACTTCGTCTCGATGATTCTGAACACCCTGACCAGTGGTGACAACATTGACGAGTTTAAGCTGATGAAGGGTGTCGTTGGTCAGGCTATCAACGATGGCAACATCAACAAAACCTCTCTGACCGCTGGTACTGACCACCGGGCCTTTGCTGAAACCCTTGTCACCGACCTGCGTGCCAAGTATCTTCAGTTCCAGTTCCCCTCTACCAAGTACAACTGCTATCAGAAGATGGCTAAAGCTAAGGGAATTGAAAACGCAACTCCCCTGACTACTTGGACTTCTCCTGACCGTATCAGCGTTCTGGTTCGTGCTGACGTTGCAGCCTTCACTGACGTTGAAGTTCTGGCTAAAGCGTTCAACATGAGCAAGGCTGACTTCCTTGGCCGTCAGGTGATGGTTGACAGCTTTGGTGATACAGGTGATGCCGCTAAGACGCTGGCAATCATCGCAGACAACACCTTCCTGCGCACCCACGACAACCGCTTCCAGATGGCCGAAACCCCGTACAATGCAAGCACTCTGAGCCGCACCTACTTCCTGCATCACTGGGAGACTATGGCTTGCAGTCCGTTTGCTAATGCGTGGGCATTCACCGAAGAGTAATCTTCATAACGTAACTGCTCCATAATTTTCTCTCTTACGGTAGCTGGTTGAGCTTTAGACCAGTGAGGGCGGGACAGGGGCAAGAGAGGTACAAATTATGTTTACACCAACAACTGCTTTAAGGCTACTCGACACTCCACTCGAGAGTGATTACAGAAACACATTGTGGTTTCCTAATCGAGAAGCACAAACTGCCTATTTCTTAGGTAAAACGATTAAGACCTACGAGAACTTCCAGTACATTAAAAAGAATAACACCATTGTTGTGGACGGTGAAGTGGACTTGCTGTATAACTGCAACTACATCATGTACCAGAACAACAACTTTACCAATAAATGGTTCTATGCCTTCATTGATAGAATCGAGTGGGCAAGCAACAGTTCCGTCAGACTGTACGTCAGCACAGACGTTATCCAGACTTGGTTCTTTGATATCACATACTATGACAGCTATGTTGATAGGTGTCACAGTGATACTGATGTTGCCGGAGATAATATCGTGCCTGAGGATTTCAGCAGTTCTTCCGGTATGGGTTATTTTCAGGTTGGCAGTCAAGACATGACACCAGATTTTATCACAGTGTTTGCTACATCTTCTCCAACTGGCGCTCCCAATAACGGAACTCTTGAAAATGGAATTTTCAGTGGCGCTGGAAAGCTAATTTCACTTAGCATTTCAAACATTGCCGCTCTTAAAGACCACTTAGACAACTATGTTAAACAGGGGACTGCAACTGCTGTTTCTAGGATTCAGCAATCGCCGCTTAACCGTCCAAAATCCGTAAGTTTTGCTAAACACCCAGACCACTTAGACTGCATATCAAGCACTGGAATAGCAACATACATTCCAAGCAATAAAAAACTATTATCAGGAGCATTTCTGACAGCTTATGTTCAGATGTATGGTCAAGAAATGACGTTCAATCCTGAGGGAATTAACGGCTCTAATATTAGTTTACAAATTGGAGTAGACGAAACATCCGGCACTGTCGGTGTTATTGTAAACAATTATAGTAACAACAACATAGCCGCTTTAGCTTTAACAGCTGTAATTCCTGAAAGCACTTGGGCATACAACCAATACAAAAATGACTTCAATCTTCACGCTGGAAGTAATGCAATCTATAACAGGAGAGCTAGTATTGAGCGCTCTACTGCTAGAAACACTGCCGCTCTTAAGACTGCAATTGCAGGTGTTGAAGCGGCAGGAACAACCGCCAGTCAGTTCAGCACTTTTAATTTAGCTCGTCTTGCCCTTGGTGGCGTTGGCGGCGCTATTGGAGGAGCACTAAATTCAGCATCTTCTATTGCTCAAGCTGGAATGAATGTATACGAAACAGCACAGCAACAAAAAATATACGATTACGGTGTTGACGATATTTCACAAGACCTTACTTACATAACTGAAAGCATGACAGCCCCCGCAGTTGGTGGTGTCGCTTCTAGTAATATCTATCTTGCAACAGGTAAAACAGCTTTGTCCTACGGTTTCAAAGTACCACCGCTTGATATCGTTAAACGCTGTGACAAATTTCTCACCGTTTACGGCTACAAACAGAGCGAATACAGAGCAATCAATCTTCATGCTAGAGCAAGCTGGACTTACATCAAAACCAATGGCTTAAATGCCAGCGGCAACTTCCCAGACGATGATATGAACATTATCAAGCGTGCATTCAATAACGGTATATTCTTCTGGGTTTACACTGCAACATACGGAAACTTTGGACAAAACAATGCTATTGTGTAAGGTGGTGATTATATGGCAAACTCAGCGGCAGAAACGCTAAAAGAATTTAAATCTGCGTCAACTGCCAGCAATGCTGTATACGCTACCTTAAAAGTGCAGTATACTGGTTCATGGATGGACGATATTCAGCAGATTTCAACAATGTGCGGCGTACCTGTCCAAACGCTATTACAGCTGAACCCTTGGCTGACTTCCAATAACTTTGTTGCCAATAACCACGACTATATCACAATCAAAGTGACTGCTGGTTCGCCCAGAACTGGTGGCAGTAATGCACAAAATAACGTTACTGGTTTTTACAGTACTGATGAATGGTTTCATCCGCTAGGTGTTGGAACTTGGTATTGCACTACTGCTTTCAGTGCTTCTCACCCTGCTATTGACCTTACTACTGGAACACCAGGTCAGATTGCTGGAAAACCTATCTACGCTGTAAAAGCTGGCACAGTTGTACAAAGCTATTCTTCAGATTCATGGGGAAACACCGTTCTAGTTCGTCACGATGATACAACGGACGCTTCCGGCAATTGCTACTATACACGTTATGCCCACATGGAAAAGATTGGCCCATCTACCGGAACTAAAGTTTCACAAGGTGACCAACTTGGTACAGTAGGCAACACAGGAAAATCTACCGGATATCACCTTCACTTCCAGATTTACTTTACTTCTGCAACTCGAACAGACTACACTAACTTTGACGGTGGCAAAGTGAGCCACACTTTTAGTGTAAATCCTAACGATATAAAAGACTTTCCCGGCATTCCTTACACAGAAAATCATTACAGCCAAGTTGAGATGCACAAAAGCCCTTACATTACTGATGCTGATATCAAAGTGATACAAGGTGCGGCATCTGAGGATGGTACTGTTACAGAATCTCAGTTCAACGAAACAGTAAATGGAATAGCTGACAGAATCATTGCCGCAAAGAACGTTGACACTTCCAGTGAGTTGGCAAAACTTATTAAAGACTACGTTAAAGCACAGTTAGACGGTATCAAAGCAAATGCCGCTGGCTATGCTACTGATATTCTCACTACTGGTGATTTCAGCGGAGTTCTTAACAAGTTCTGCTCTGACGTTGTAAACAATTCCATCTGGTACGTTGAAAACAAGATAAACAACCTGCTTCAATATGCTATATCAGTTGGACAACAAGCCGCACAGAATGAAATTAACCAAGCAAAATCACAGCTAAAAGACTGGATTGTAGACGTTACTAAGATTGACCGCAACTCTGAACTAGGCGTTCACACTCTGAATCTACTTGATTCTTATGTTGACACTATTGTTGCAAACGGCTGGCAAGCCGTTACTACTGCACTAACAACAGGTGATGTAAAACTAGCCACTGGTCAATTCTTGGAAGTAACCAAGAGACAGTCAATCGACTATGTTTGTGAACTTGGTTCTCATGCGCTAGCAAATGCAATTACTTCCTACATTGGTTCTCATTCACAAAGCACAGAACTTAACCAGATTGCCGCAGACTTAGTGCCCGGCATCATCAACACTATGTGCCAGTCGATTGGCGGTGTTATGAAAGGCGATATCTCTATTGAGCAAGCGGCTAAAAACGTTCTGGTTCAAGTGGTAACTACAGTTGCTAACACAGTAGTTCAAAAATACCTTGTACCAGTTGTAACAAACTGGGTAGTAACTGGTCTAACAAACCTTGCAATCAATATTGCCGGTTCACAAATAGGTGGACAAATAGGTGCGGTTATTGCTGGCCCTGTTGGATACGTTATTGGAGCAGTTGCCACTGCTGGCCTATCTTGGTTAATCAGCTCAATATTCGGATAAGAGGTGATTCAAATGTACAATTACGATAACGAACTCGCAGACAAAGAAGCATCCCACGCCGCTTACGCTGACTACTACTATCGTCTTAAATCTATGGCTTGCACAATGTTTAAGTGGGAAGGACTACCCGACAGTGTGAATGAACGATATCTTGAATATTGCCTGTTCACCTATGGTAAAGCTGTTTTCTTCAACCATGCAACCCGTGGCTATATGTGCCTGAATGGTGCACTTCGTGGAATCAACTTCTACAATGAGCCTATGTATATCAGACCTACCAGTCCTGTGGAAACGTTCCCCGAATACGATATGAAGGACTGCGTGCTTATCAGAAACACCCCCGATATGTACCCGACTTTCCTTACTACTATCCGTTACACACGGGACTTATACGACATTGACCAGACTATCAAGGTCAACATTGGTGCTCAGAAAACACCTGTGCTAATTCTTACTGACACCAAGCAGAAACAGACTGCACAGGCTGTATATCAGAAGTACACTGGCAACACTCCTGTAATCTACGGCATGAAAGGCACGTTTGACCCTAACAGTTTCATGGTTCTCCGCACAGATGCACCGTTCGTTGCTGGTCAGTTGCAGGATATCAAGATTACAAAGTACAACGAGTACCTGTCTTTCCTTGGAATCGGCATGGCAGACTTCAAACGTGAACGAAGAGTAACTGACGAGGTGGAACAGTTTGACCAACAAGCGAATGCTCTGGCAAACATTGGTCTGTCTCAGCGAAAACACGCTTGCAAACTTATCAATGATATGTTCGGACTGAACGTGTCTGTTAGACTGGCTAATGAACCTTACATCACTGACGGTGACAAGTACAGCAAAAATGCTTCTACTATCTCCTATGTGAGTGCTCGTGGTGGAGATGATAACGGGGGTGAGGAATAATGGCAACGTATACCATTGAACTGGGCAAACTACTCACTCTCGATGGGTTTGACATTGGCATGAAAGATTACCCTCTTCCGTCTTTTCTCCGTTCTGCTGGCGATATGCAGGCATGGAGAGAAGCGCTGAACCAGAAAATCATTAACCACTACTATTTCAATGAAATCTGCTGTCTGCCGCCTGATAGATTCAAGTTCTTCCTTAACAACACTCTTAACGAGAAAATGCCTTACTTCAATATGCTGTATGATGCTATGGCTGAGAACTGGCAGTTCTACACTGGTGGCACTCTCACTGAGGTTATCAAAGCTGACGGCACTAGTTCGGATAATGGTACGAAAACCGGTACTGATGTGCTCGCTAGGTCTGGTATTGATACTACCAACAATGTCAGTACACAAAATAATTCCCATAACGATTACACCATCAATGTTAATTCTGACACTCCTGCTCAGATGCTCAACATTGAGAGTGATATCGCAAATAACACCTACGCTTCCTCTGCTAACAAAAATAAAAATAATGGGACTAACACAGGAAACAGCAACAGCACAGATACTACCACTTATAACAGCAGAGAAACAACCACATTCGATGAACACACAACAGCAGACAGACAGCACAATGACAACCGGAACAGAACCGTGTCTGGCTTGAACAACAAGTCTTATGCAGAACTGTTCAAAGAATACTCTGAATCTGTACGCAATCTGGATTTAGAGGTTATCGACAGTTTGAAAGATTGCTTCATGGGAATTTTGTAAAGGAGTAAAACTATGGTCAACTTCATTAAGTCTGCTGACAGCAAAATCAAAATCAATGAAGATGTTTCCTACTTGCTGAACGATGCACTGCACGTCAATGCTGTGTTCACTGCTTCCGGCGTTGTCGAACAAAACAGCCCTGTCCTGCGTGTGAACCTGCCCAATGTTGGCAAGCACGCTGAACTGAATTGGTACAACACCAGTTCTGACCATGCCGCAACTGCCGCCGCCAATGTGAAGGATACTGTCAGTTCCGTTGACGGCATCCACGATATCACCATTTCTCTTGGTTCTGCTACCGCCGATTCTCAGGAGTACCACATCGAGGGCTGGATTAAACTGCCCTGAAAGGGGTGATATTTATGGATTTAGTCTCGCTGGCTAAATTCCTGAGCGCCCTGCTTCAGTGGGTGCTCGACTACTTCCATCTGTAAAGGGGGGTGTCACTATGCCACTTACTACTCTTACTCCATTGCCCTTACTGCCGATTCCTGGCAAGTTTGACCTGAACACTTTCCTTCCGGGTTCTAGCGACTATGAGATTCTGGCACGAGTTGTGGAAACCTACAACAGCGCTGTGAAACAGTTCAATGAAATTATCGAGTTCTACGGTGACTACGATACCAAGATTGAACAGCTGAAAACAAGTTTTCAGAACAAGCTGGATGCTTTTGAAATACAGGTAAACAACGAGAATGCACAGTTCAAATCTGATGTCACTACACAGCAGAACAACTATCAGAAAGACATTGATGCCAAAATTGCACAACTCGACAAAACCGTTCAAAAGTGCTATACTGAGATTGAGAAGCTCATTAACGGTGAGTATATCGAGACGTATGTACAGGCTCTTGCAACGTGGATTGACAACAACTTACAGGTAATGGTTTCCAAGGTTGTGAAATACGTCTGGTTTGAAATCAACGATGACGGATATTTCATTGCTTGGATTCCTGACACTTGGGACTTCATTGACTTTGACACAGACATGAACCCTGATTCTGAGGACTATGGCAAACTTGCCTTGCTCTGGCAACCGGAAGTTGTACAGTAACTTTGACGTGTGATAGGCACTATTAAATCCTATCGGGAGGGTGAACCGGGTATTCTGGTTCAACGGGTGGACAGTTTATTTAATGAAAGGGGTTTCTAATATGGCTATTAAGAAGTATATTGGTGCTCGTTATGCTCCGAAGTTCATGGGCGCTTGGGATAAGTCCAGCGAATACGCCGCTCTGAGCGTGGTCTATACCAATGAACAGAGCTATGTCAGCCGCAAGACTGTTCCTGCAAACACTGAGATTACCAATACTGAGTTCTGGATTAAGAGCGCAGACTGGAATGCTCAGGTGACGCAGTACAACCAGAACGTTGAGCGGTATCAGGCCAACGTGGAGCAGTATAACCAGAACTTGGAGACGTACACTCAGGCTGTTGACCAGTTCTACGCTGATACTCTTCACAGCTATGACACCAAGGCTGAGATGGTGGCTGACCGTTCTCTGAAACTGGGTGATACTCTGCTTACGTGTGGCAATGCGTCTATCGGTGACGGTGGTGGTTCGTTCTATCAGGTTGTGCCTGAGACTTCGGCTAAGGCGGTGGCTCTGGAAAATGGGCTGTTTGCTCTGCCGTTCGAGTTCCAGCCCTATGATTACAGCGAGTTTCAGGGTGAGGTTGATAAGGTGGTTCAGAGTTTCGGCACGAGTGTTGCTGAAATCAAAGCCGCAAGTCTGGGAACGTATGACAACGTTGCTAGGATGAAGGCTGACACCACACTGAAAGCCAACACCACTGTCCTGACTACTGGTGAAGCTACTGTTGGTGACAACAGGGGCAGTTTCTACCGAGTGCAGGAAACCAGTGACAGGGATGATGCTGTGCCGCTGGACAATGGCAAGATGGCTGTGCCCTTTGCTCTGGATGTGGGTGCGGTTGCTGGTACTGCTCTGACTTTCAATGGCCGAAGCGATGCCGCCGCTGTGTGGAACGTGAAAGCTCCGGGGACGGTGACTATTCCGCTGAGCGTGAGTGCTGGTGGGACTGCTACTGTTTTTCTGGGCGTGCTGTATGGTGCAAGCCGGAGCAGTGTTAAGGCAACGCTGAGTGTTAATAGCACTGTTCAGCATGATATTACTTTCACTGACAGCGGTGATGCAACACACGACAAGATTGTTGTGTATGCAATCACCGTGAAGCGAACTGATGGCTATTACTTTGGTAGTAGCACTGTAAGCAGTTGGCTAACTGAGTATCAGTATGATACTGTTACTATTACTCAGCAGATTGGTGATAATGCACCACTGCCAGTGGATAGCGAAGGAAGCTATGGCTCTGGCTTTAACGCACGCGGTATCATTACGCCTAATAAAACAATTACACTGAAGAAAGTAACCATTAAAACAAATTATAACATTGTGGACGGCGGAGACGTCAGCAATTTCCAGATTATCAACGTAAACAACACAAAAAATAAACTATACGAAAACTTTGACGCAATTCCCGCAAACACCGCAAAAGAATACAACATTAACATTGAACTGACTGAGATCGGAAGAGCACACGTCTGAACTCCAG